TTGTGGCTTGAGGCTTGACGCTTGCTGCTTGGGGCTTGAAGCTTGCCGCTTGGAGCTTGAATCGCTTGGTGCTTGAGGCTTGCAGCTTGAAGCTTCCGTCTCTCGGCCCGGAGGGCCGCGTAATATTTGGGGTGTTTGAATTCCATTAATGTTTTCCGTATATAACACGCTTTGTTCTACGGTCCCAGCACTTCCTGCAATCTAGACATTTATTTCCCTGAGATGCCGCCGGGCATGTCACCTGTTTATGGTCAGTTGACACGCCGGAGGTATACGGCCACCAGGTAGGAGCCACCCGTTGGTTGTTCATATGATCGGATAAAACTATTTTTAAATTTTTTGGAACAACAGCTGGATCCATCAGCTTCAAAAACCGTGATTCACGGGTCGGCAGCCAGTGGCTGGTCCCCGGTGTGCGCTTGCACACTTCAAATATATTTTTTAAATGCTGGACGCTCTGCAGGTCCCCTGAGTCATGCCACCTGAAGACGGGCTGGCCCCATATTAGTGTCACCATTGCATCCACCCATCGTGGATCGTGGAGCCTGTCGAGGCGACGCTGCATCGCGTCTTTTACATTTTGAAATCTGTATCGTCCTTTTAATGCATAGCAGCCGCTGCAGGTTGAGCCCTGGACCTTCACCAGCTTGGCGCCTGTAATACATGCCACAGCCGGCAGGTTGATTGATGGTCCTGGCATCTTGTTGGGAGCGCTTAGGCCCCCGGTTATTTCTCTAGCTTCTTTTTTTAGCATGTTTTTCGTCGTATTCTTTTTCGATTTGATCCATAACTTTAAAAGTTAAGTCTTCAATATATTGGTCGTCTTTTAATTGCATAACTTTTTTAATTAACATCAATAGTTTAGCTGTTGTGTATATATTCATAATTACTTTATATCAGGGATTTTATGGGAGTCAAGTACTTTCTTGCTTGCAGCTTGGGGCTTGGGGCTTGGGGCTTGCGGCTTGCGGCTTGCGGCTTATTTCTTTTAGAAATTTTTCACAGCTGCGCACGTACGCCGGGCTTAGAGCCCGGCGGTCGTGTATAAAGTATTTTAATAAATTACTATGTTTGGATCTAATCACCAATCTCTCGATATTTTTTTCATGGCGCCGGTCTCATTATTTATAAAATATAATAAGTGCCAGACGGCCAGGTCATATGGTTTGCGGGCTGTCTTACAGAAATTAAAAGATTCTTTGTCATTCTTTTTATTAATGTAAAATGTCTCATGATCTAGAGCTCCAATTGAATTGCCATTAAATATTATTTCATCATTGTTTTTTGACTCATCAATTATTATTCCTTCTCCTATTTCTTTGAGCCATTCATACTCGTCTTTTACTCTCTCCCATTCATCATTAGTAAAAGCTCTTTTGTTGGTCCAGTAGTTTGTGTATCCCATATATTTCTTCTTTCTAATTGTATCCTATACTATCCTTCAGTCACTGTCAAGCTTGGAGCTTGAAGCTTATTAAATTTTTTTCATTATTACTGATCCCTGAGTAGCGATTAAGGCGGTCGACTTCTTTACCATAGCTTTATTGCACCTTCTGACTCCAGGCTCGGTCTGAGCGAATTCCTGTCCGTTACATCACCACTCAGGGATCAGTAGAATTGTCTTATACCATATCCCTTATAATCCTACAAGTAACATAATGTTACTAAATATTACAGCTCAACCAGGTGTTGTCCTACACTGGAGCTAGTGCGCTGGCGATTAAACTAGCTGTGTCATGACAAGCGCGCATCCAGAGTTATAGTGGTTTATATCCCACAGCAACAACACCTGATCCCAGATCCATTGCGCTGGTCTAAAACAACGACGAGATAAATTCACACAATGGATCAGGGATCAGTCCCAACCACTTCAGGCGATATATAAATGTTCGCTAATCATGGCGGGGAATGTTTAACTGATCCCAGATCCATTGGCTCCGAGTAGCATGCAATATCTACCAATGGATCAGGGATCAGTTCTGGTTGTGTATCAGTATTCTGCAGTCATCTAACACAACCAGAAGTTGTCCCAGGACAGTTATTATTAAGGCTCATATCCCAGGAGCCTTACTATCCTATTTAATGCTTGACAATGGATTTGTCAAGTGTTATTAATTAGATTAATTAAATAAAGGAATAAATATGCAAACAAACAAAAAAACAAATATAGCGATTGAAGCATTTGATATGGCAAAATCAATTCAAGATGTTTCAAGATCAGGAACTTTATACGGTAAATTATTTATGCTTAAAGAAATGCAAATGTATTTACTTAAAGAGGAAAATAAGTTAAAAGAGGAGTTAGAAAGAGAGGAAAGAAAATGAGTAGAATAAGACTAAATCAAGAAATGAGAAATAAGACAGGAACTCGTTTTAGAGTTCATCTTGAAGCAGAGCCGACACAAGAAAAAAAAGACTACGACAATCTAAAAGCCGACCAAATTGAGTTAAACGATAATGCGTGGAACTTGGCGAAAAAAATAGTTAGACGACATTATACGCCAGAAGATATTGTGAAAGCAAAATATCTTCAAGATAAGTTTGAGAATGTTGACACTATCCAACCAGATAGTTGTTTTCATTTTCATTATATGGGTATGGTTGAAAGTAGAGATTATGACAATAATCCTACTATGAAAGAAGATACTATTGAAAAACATTTTGACTTCCGATTAAATGGTAGCACAGATGTTGAGAATAATTCTTCTCATACTTCCGATAGTGAGTATGGATATGCTTTACTTCGTGATGAAATAAATGCACAAGAAGGTTGCAATGCAGATATTCTCATTGAACAAGATGGCAAAGACCAAAATCCACATCTAACTAAATACAAAGACGCAAACGACAAGTATCTTGGGAATGATAATTTAGGTTATGGTAGAGAGTGGAACGACAAATATAAACTAGATTTAATTGGTAGAGAATATTGTCGTGACAGATCAATAGCTTGTACTGAACAAGAGTTCAAAATTCTTGTTGCATGGAAACAAGCCAAAGGTCAATTCATCATGGCACATTATAAATGGATTAAATCTGTTTTAGCACAGATGAAGTTCGTTAAAGATGTTTTAAAAAGTTATAAATATCTTGATGAAGCGATTGAGTTTGCTAATGAAAGTGGACTAGCAATAACTGAGGCAGAAATTGTCAGAACCAATTCAAGTGGTTTAGCAATTTATAATCCAAAACTTGCGTCAGAACATTTAAAGTCCATGAAGAATAAGAGTGTGAGTAGAGAAGATAAAATTCTTGCAAGACAAGAATATGAAAGGAAACAAGCTATAAACTAACACTTGACATTTAGGGATAATCCATGATAAGATTATCCCTAATTAACTTATACAGGAGAAATAAAATGGCGAACAATACAAATAAATACTTTACTTGGTATGTAAAAAGTAGAAGTAAGGTTTGTACTTTTTTAGGTGCAGATGAGTTTGATGGCTTTATATCAAGACAATGGACAGATAAAAATGGAAACGAATGTTATAACTTTTGGGATATTGACGCAAAACACCCAAGAACAGCAATTAATTGTAAATGGAGGAACGCATGATATCAATAATGCAATTAGTTTTATTTACATTAGGTTTATTATTATTTGGCTTTGGATTATTTGTTGGAGTATATCCAGAAGGAGATCAAACAGTTGGACTATTACTTATGTTCGGTGGACTTGCTCAAATAATTTATAGCATTGGAGTTTGCAATGACTAAAACAATACACTCAACAAGTATGAATAAAAATGAACTTGAACAAAATAAATACATAAATACTTTGTATTCAATAGTTGACAAGTTAGAACAAAGAATATCTAGCCTGGAGAAAGTTTTGGCTAGTCATGCTAAATGTATTGGAGAAATGAGAGAGGATAAAAATGAGTGAATTAAAATTGTGTCAAGGCCCTGATTGCCATACTTATCATACGCAGGACAGACTCAAAGGAACTAAACCAAATAAGACTTATCAAACTAGAAGAAGATCAAACTTTTATTATGGTGGTGGAAACTTTTGCGACCGAAGATGTATGGAAGATTGGGTTGCTAAATATATTGAACAAGCTTTAAATCACTTCGGCAGAACAACACAAGCAAAACATTTAACAGAAGATAATGCATGGACCAAGGATTATGATTGGCGCGATAGTACTCCAGGAAGTGATGAACGACATTATTACTTTATTAATACAATAACAAGAGAACAAAGACCATTGACCAGGGAACAATACAATGATACAAGTTACACAATTAATACAGGAGAATAACTTATGACAATACAACTAAGTAAGAATAGTAAAGTAAATATGACAGGCATTGATTATGCTGATCTTAAAAAGAATGATGAGATCAAGTCAACTCAATTAGGTCAACCAATCACAGGCAAACTATTGGAAAGCCCAAGACAAGGCAGAGGATTAAAGAAAACAATCTTGATCTGGTCTAATGGTAGTGAGATTGGTATGTTCGATGAGGCAGGCTCAGTGTATGCATCTGATATCTTAGCTGTTAAGCGTAATAACGAATGGCATCCTGTTATTATGTTCAGTGATAAATACATAGACGCTGTTAACTCAATCTATAACGACTAAACCACCAATCAGGGGCGACTGCGTCGCCCCTGCTTTACCTTATCAATAGAGGTACCAAACCCAATTCCAACCTAGATTAGATCAAGACCCCCTTACACCCCTTTTTATAAAAGGGGTCCCACAACTTTAGGTTGTATTGCTTGATTTGGAGAGTTAATGCTGTTAAAAACGTTTTGAACATCTATAGTGATGCAAAAAAAATTTTAAAAAAATGAATTTAAACCAAGTAGACGTTAGTAAACTACCTGCAGACATTAGAAAGCAATACAAACAACTTCAGGTCATGCATGCGGAAAGAAAGATACAGAATAAAGCAAAAAGTGATTTTTTAAGCTTTGTTAAATGTGTTTGGCCCGAGTTTATTGAAGGCGCGCATCATAGACACATTGCAAAAAAATTTAATGATCTGGCAGAAGGAAAAATTTCACGTTTAATCGTGAACATGCCGCCAAGACACACAAAATCAGAATTTGCGTCCTATCTTCTGCCATCGTGGATGGTGGGCCGTAATCCAAAACTCAAAATCATTCAAGCAACTCACACTGGTGAATTAGCCATTCGTTTTGGCCGTAAAGCAA